AGAAGAAATACCAACTACTTGACTACTCATGGAAGGTCGGAGCCGATTTGACATATCGGGAAAACTACGACCGGACCCTGGAAGCGATGGATCTTCGTGCAGGGTATAGTGACCTCACGATGTCGACACAGACAACGGAGAGGGTCACAATCTGTGCTAAAGAGGTACCAACGTCCTTAGCACTGATGGGAATGGGCTCTGGAGTTGCAATGAGCAACCCAAGACCATTAATGGAGATGGGTGTCCCAATGAAGACTACAACATACTCCATAGACGAAACGGGAAAATCCAGAAAGGAAATTTACGATTTCGTAAAGAATAGGGGTCAAGATTCTATCTGGACCATATTCAAGCCGAATGGCGATTCTGAAGAATTTGATCTCAATGAATTTGAGTATCCTCGGCAGAATGAGAGAGACCCCCTCAAGGTCTTCCTCAAGGATGTTACCGGACCAGGTGTCCTAGGACCATCCTACACGTCAGATGTGTTCTATAATTTAACACTCCTGTCGTTCGCACAAGATGCGGACCTTAATAAAAGGCCGGAACTTGTTTTCTATCCGTCTGATGTTAACAGGCTGACAGATGCTATCCGCGTTTCCCACTTCAAGGGCTACACGGGAAAAGATCGGACTAGGCTCAAATGGTTTGACCTGGCCGACGTCGACATTAAGATCGACTTTTTGCTGACCCGGACCTTTTGGGGCCACAAGCTCAGCAAAATGATCACCGAATCTGAAGATAAAAGTATTCAGGGGTGGTCACGCTGCCTAAGAAAGAAGATTAAATGGCTTCTCAAGGGCAGAGGCAATCCGCGATGGACAAAGGAATATTTGTCCAAGGTGTATGCCGATCCTGACGAGGTTCGTAATACGAGATCCCGAGCAGGACACTTCATCGAAATGTTGAAAACGATCGATGGAGCCTTCATTGGTAGGTTTCTAGCCTTCCCAAATGAAGTCTGGAACTGGAACAAGTTTGACTTGTTCGTTCTAGAGAAGATGTCTAATCTGATTGATGACCTCTTCTTTGATGGTCACTTGCTTCCAGAGGCCTGGAACTACGTGACTAAGTATTCCCAGCTCAAAAAGGTTAGGAAGACTTTCAAAATGTACTCACACCGGAAGGAGTGGTCATATTTTGAGAAACGCGGTCAGTTCGATAAGGAAACACCCGCGTGGCTCCGACACTTGGGACAATTGTTCTACAAGGTGGGAGAGGTGACTGATCCGACGCTGCAAGCGCAGATGATCGGCCTACTGTCACAGACACGAGGTGCTGGGAAACCCCCACAGCTCGATGTCATGAAGGCTGAGAAGAAGTTCCTAGAAACTGTATCAAAGCCTCCGGAGAAGCTCCGCACGCATGAGCGGGCCGTGCTCCGGGCATCAGTGACAAAAGCAATAAATGCGATGCCTGATGCGTATTTCACCGGCCTATCAACTAAGGCACGAGTGAATATACAAAATACCGCATGCTACGAGAGAACTCGTGCAGAAGGCGGTACGGAAGCTGCAGTAGCTTCCTTAGTTTGGGATGGCACACAAGGTGTCACAGCAAACGTTCTCGACCTAGAAACAGGTGAGAAAATCGGTGAGATCGAATATAAATCTGCGACCGAAGGTGAATACATATTCTGGAGGTGTCTCGAGAATGTGCTCACAGAGGATCCTGACGAAATAACAACATCATTCGTCACGATGATCAAGGAGCCAGGTAAGGGTAGGACCGTTACCAAAGGCGCGTTTGCTCTCAAGGTCGTACTAGACGTTGTGAACAAAATCTGCTCCTGGCCTTTAACAAAGGTTGAGAGCTCGCGTTCCGGAATGGGCAAAGAAGCCCATGGATGGAACTTTTTCCAGTCCCTCTACTCGAGTGGACATGGAACATCTCCGTTCAAAGTACATAAAGTGCTCAATGAAAGGGAGGTAGGAAACCTGACCGAAAAGCTAATCGAGTACCAGGACCTATATGTAGAGTGTACTGATTACAGTGAAGCAACAGACAACCTACAGCATGAGGTAGCGAAAGAAATCGCAATCCCATGGATGAGAAGATGTGGTATTCCACACCTTCTACAACAGATAGTCCTAAGGGCAACGTTATGCCCGAAGGTTATCGAG